CGGCGACGATCTTCACTTCGTGAATCCCGTCGAAAAAAATTTCTTGGGCGCTGTGTGGATCGATTACGTCCATAGCTTCTCTCCAATGCACGCGGGGGCATCATGACTTCTCGCAATGTCGAAAGGACGAGCCGGACGGTGACGACGGGGGCTTGTCCACCGTCCGGCTCTCGCGGCGTCACGCAATACTACGCCGGCAACGAAATTCCTCTGCCGTCAGGATCGATCCGCTCTCCTGTACCGGCTCTCAAATCTCTCAATCTGGCGCAGGCCATTCTCGACGGCCTTGCGGTGCTGTTCGGTCTTCTCTTCTTCTCGGCTCTGATCGGGAGCGTTCCGCTCGCGATCGGGCTGATGGTCCTTGGAGTCGTTCGCTAAGTATCGGACCACGTTCAGCGTTGCAGCGCCGAGCGTGATGAAACTGAGTTCGTCGTTGTCGTTCGATGGGTTCTTCATGGGCGTGGGCAACAAACCATGAAGGATTTTGCAGGTGCGCAAAAAGCGTTGGAGTAAAAAGCAAATGCCGCAGGTTGCTTATCTCGACGAAGCGGAAAACTGGTCAAAATCATTGACCCGGATGCGCGCGCGGGGCCCCGGCGACACCGAGAACGCAATGCGTTCAATCGAACGTGATTACGGCGTTGATTACTGGCTGCTGTGGCGTCTGCGTTATCGAAAGTCGGCCCTGAGGGATATCGGCGTATCCGCCTACATGGCCCTCAAGGCTGCGTACCAGGCCGAATGCGAACGCCAGATGCGGAAACTCCGGAATGAAATCGTCACAACCGAACAGATCGCCGGGCCTGATAGCAGTGCTGTTCGCGCGGCTAAGGCTGTGGCTGGCCCGTACCTGGGCAAGGATCCGTAGACGCTGAGTAGCCCGCCAGCATCATCACCGCGGGCATAGCAGGGAAGGGCAGGGTCATGAATATGCACGTCATGGATTTGACGAAGACGCAGCGCGAGGCCGTCGAGCGTAGCCGCGCGTTTCGCGAGAGCATCGCCGCCAAGGCGGCCGAGCTCGCCGACCGCAAGACAAGGCTGGCCTTGGCCGCCATTCCCGTCGCGGCCCTTGAAGCGCCGCTGATCGCCGAGCCTCAGGTCGAGGTCGTCTCCTCCGGCGCGGAGATCAACCCTGATGCGGTCAACTGGTTCGTGGTTCTTGCCTCCTCGCCTCGGCGCGCCGACTACCCGTCCATTCGCGAGATCCAGACGGCCGTGTGCAAGCACTACGGCGTCAAGCTATCGGAGATGCTCTCGAAGAGGCGCACGGCAGACATCGTGAGGCCGCGGCAAATTGCTATGTTCCTATGCAAGAAGCTGACACCCCATTCCCTTCCGCAACTTGGGCGCAGGTTCGGCAGCCGCGATCACACCACTGTTCTGCATGCCGTCGGCAAGATGGCGCACCTCGAGACGCGAGATCCGGATTTGGCCGAGGATCTGGAGATTCTGATCAAGACCATCACGGGAGGCCAGCGATGACACCCATCCACGTCGTTTGCAATCGCATGAAGCGCCTTCCACTGCACCACAAGATCGCGCGCCTCAAGGCGCTCGTGAAGGAGGAGAAGCCCCGCAGCGTGCGCCGGATTGAGCTGGAGGCCCTTCTCAAGGAATGCATGACCAAGCAGCTCCGCAAGGAGAACCGCGCGGCGTGAACATCCGCGCCTTAAAGATCGTGCCGTTTCGCGCGATCGAGGATCATTTCCGTTCGGGCTGGATGATCCTCATCCCGAACGCGCCGATGCACCACCACTACTACAGCTGCGAACTCGCCTGGATTTGTGATTGTCCAGTACCCGGCGAATCCAGATCAACCGCCGGGAGACTACATGAGCGAGCCGACAATCGGTCACAATAGCGAGGCGACCCATCAAGTCGCGAAGGACCAACTTCGTTCCGTCATCGAGCGCATCGAGCGGCTCGAGGAAGAGAAAGCGGCTATCGCATCTGATATCCGCGACATCTACGCGGAGTCGAAGGGGAACGGCTACGACGTCAAGGCGCTGCGCACCATCGTGCGAATGCGAAAGCAGGATCCGAACGAGCGCGCCGAAGCCGAGACCATCCTTGAGAGCTACATGCACGCGCTGGGGATGCTGTGAACCACTGGTGGCGCGCCTATAACGAAGCGGTCAACGATCCGAAGCTTCAGCTGCTCTCGGATGCGCTGTTCCGGGCATGGTTCAACGTGATGTGCATCGCGTCGGCGAATGGCGGCGAGTTGCCAGCGCTCAAGGACGTGGCTTTCACGCTGCGCGTACCGCCGGCGAAGGCAGCCCAGGTTCTGGCTCAACTCAATGTCGCCGGACTGCTCGACAAGACCGAGACAGGCTTCGTGCCGCACAATTGGAACGGTCGTCAGTACAAGACTGACGCCATCGACCCTACAGCGGCGTCAAGATCCAAAAGATATCGTGACAAGAAGCGTGACGCGTCACGGTCCGACACCGTGACGCAGCCCGTGACGGAGAAACGACCAGATACAGATACAGATACAGAGACAGAAAAGATTGCTGTTGCTGCTGAGCGCCGACCGCTCGTCGGACCGCAAGCCTTGGCGCTGGCCGAGCAGTTGCTCACGCTGTCCGGCCATTCGCCGGCATTCTGGCCTCCGGCCTGGTGCGGCGCGCCGATGCGCGTGCAGACCTGGCTATCCCAAGGTTGGCAGCCGGAAATCATCGTTTCATCGGTGAAATCCGTCATGGCGAAGCGCCAAGGCAAGCAGGTTGCCAGCGTCCAGTTCTTCGAGAACGCGATCGCCGAGGAGCACGCGCGCCAGGCCGCGCCGCTCCCGCAAGTCGAAATCCGAGAAGCCCAAACCAGAACGGTGACGAGCCATGGAAAGCCAAAAAGCGCAGTCATTCAGGCCATTGACGACCTCAACCAGCGCATTGCCGACTTCGACGACCGGGGAGGATCTGACGAGCTACGCGGCGCAGCGGGCGAAGCTTCTCCTCGGCTGCTATCGCACGGGTGACGCCAACGATCCGCAAACCTACGTCGCTGCGATTACGGCCGTGCTGGCGCGCTTCCCGCGCGAGGTGATCACGGCAATCACGCATCCCGTCACCGGATTGCCCTCGAAGAAGGACTGGCTCCCGACCGTCAAGGAAGTGTTCGAAGCCTGCCACGAGGTCTATGCCCCGATCCTCGAGAACGAGGCGCGGCTCAAGCGCATCAAGGAGCAGGTCGAGATGCGCGAGCGCGAGGAGCGCGGCGAGCGGCCGAGTATGGCTCAGCTGAAGGCGAAGTACGGCGACAATTGGGGTATCGGCGAGCCCGAGAAGCCCGTCGAGCGAAAGGCGCAGGCACCGAGCGCCGATCAGCTGCGTCACCACTACGAGCACTACGATCTCGCGTTCAAGCCGAAGGAATATCCCCAGAAATCCGAAGAATAGGCCAATTCGGGTTTGCGGGATTTACCAAATCAGCGCCTTGCTCACGTCCATGTCCCTGTTCGATCTCAAATCCCGCATGGCCGACATCCCCGGCATCGAAGGGCTGACGATGCAGCTCGCGAATGGCCGGCAGGTGTTCACGATCGGCGATCACATCGCATCCACGACCGCGTTCGCCTCGGACGATGAGATCGAGACAGCCATCCGCAACGCGCTCCGTCTCCCGTCGGTCGCGCTGATCCCAGACAAACCCAAGGACGCCCCAATGAGCATCACCGGCGCCGCCCACGTCTCCACCTCGCTCAAGGACATGCTGGCCCAGCGCAAGCAAGCCATGGCCGACGGCCACGCAAAGCTCCAGAGCGCCTTCGCCAAGATGGACCAAGCCACGGCCGCCCTCAACACCGTGGGCGACAAGGTTGCCGCGGAGGCTGACGACCTCCTCGCCAGCGTCGGCCAGTTCACGAACGAGCTCTGAGCCATGGCGATCATCCACGAGTTCAAGGCGATCAAGCGCGTGCTGGAGCGCCAGGAGCAGAAGGCCGAGTTCGAGGCGAAGGGGCCCAGTGCTCTCATACAGGCCGTCAAAGCCATGGCCGCTTCATGTTCGCCCCGGCGCGGTGGCCCTGCAATGGACCATGAGCCGACGCGAAAATTCATCATGGGCGAATACTCTGCGCCGGAAAGCGACCCCGCCTGATGGGCCGTCCATCCGACTATACCCCGGAACTCGCCGGAGCTATCTGCGCCCGCCTCGCGGCGGGGGAGACCCTGCGCGCCATCTGCCGCGACGAAGCCATGCCTCCCGAAAGCACTGTCAGGACGTGGGCGCTGACCGACCGAGAGGGCTTTTTCGCGCAATACACGCAAGCGAGGGAGATCGGCTACATGGCGATGGCCGACGAAACCCTCGAGATCGCCGACGACGGGACCAATGACACCTACAAGACCGAGGAGGGGCAGGAGGCCGTCAACCATGACGTGATCGCCCGCTCTCGGCTCCGTGTCGATACCCGCAAGTGGCTGCTCTCCAAGGCCCTCCCCAAGGTGTTCGGGGACAAGATCGTGCAGGAGCACACCGGCGCCGACGGCGGCCCGATCCAGCAGAGCATCACCAAGATCGAGCGCGTCATCGTGGACGCGCCGAAACAGGACTGACAACCGGGCGGGGGCCTGAATGACCGAGGCAGAGCAGGAGGCGTTGCGTACCCGATTGGCCGAGCTCGAAGCCCTCTTGGGCGTCGGGAACGATGACGTGTCAAGGCTGCTCACTGTCCTGGATGCCACGCCGCAGCAATGCGAGATCGTCGGCTTCATGATGAAGCGGGCCGTTGCGACCCGCGACGCGCTGCTCACCGTCCTGTTCGGCAACCGGCCGGAATGCGACCACCCAGAACCCAAGCTGATCGATGTGCAAATGGTGAAGGTCAAGCGCGCGCTCCGCAAGGTAGGCATCGAGGTTCGCACCGAGTGGGGCTATGGCGGCTGGGCGCTGTCTCGCGAGGATAAGGCCAAGCTGCGCGCCATGATGGCCGGGGAAATCCCCGCCGTCGAGGATATGCGCGGCCGCCGCGCGGCGTTTCTGGCTGGAGCGTGACCCATGCAGAAGCTCGAAGGCGAGGCCCTGAGCCGTCGCCTGTTCATGGACCGCTCCTGTCTATCCAAGGTGCGCCACGTCACCAGGGAGGCCGCCCAGGCCAAGGCTAATCGTCTCCGCTGCGCCCAAGGCGAGGAGAATATCGAGCCTTACGCTTGCAAATTCTGCGGTGGCTGGCACGTCGGGCATTACCATTGAAAGCGCTCCGCATCCAAACGCCTCGCGTCTTTGTCCCGCTCCTTGCGCCGGCGCGATACAAGGCCGTGCATGGCGGCCGCGGCTCCGGCAAGACTCATTTCTTCGGCGAGCTCGCGATAGATGAGGCTGTGAGGTTCCCCGGAGATTTCGGCGAGGGGCTCCGCATGGTCTGCCTCCGCGAAATCCAGAAGGATCTCACGCAAAGCTCAAAGATGATCATCGAGGACAAGCTTGCGAAGCACGGCCTGAGCGAGGCTGATGGCTTCAAGGTCTTCCGAGATGTGATCGAGACGCCGAAGGACGGCATCATCATCTTCAAGGGCATGCGCGACTATACCGCCGAATCCGTGAAGTCGCTCGAGCGATTTCGGCGCGCTTGGATCGATGAAGGGCAGGCTTTCTCCGCTCGTTCGCTGTCCTTGCTCCGCGCAACCATCCACCGCTGGCCGGGGTCTGAGATTTGGGCGAGCTGGAATCCGACGCGGAAAAACGATGCTGTGGATGATTTCTTCCGAGGCCCGAACGGCCCTCCTAGCGGTTCTGTCGTCGTCCAGGCAAATTGGCGAGATAATCCTTTCTGGAATGAGAGCGCCGAAGAGGAGCGCCTCACCGAGCTCAAGCTCTATCCGGAGCGCTACGATCACACCTACGAGGGCGGCTATGCGCGCGCATTCGAGGGGGCCTATTTTGCCAAGCAGATCATTGAGGCGCGAGCCCAGGGGCGCATAGGCCGCGGCGTCATCCCGGCTGATCCGCTGCTCCCGATCAAAATCTTTGTGGATATCGGCGGCGCAGGCGCGAAGGCTGACGCTATGTCCCTGTGGGTCACGCAGTGGGTGGGCCCGCAGATCCGCGTGCTCGACTACATCGAAGGCCTCGGCCAGCCACTGGAATATTACGTCAACGAGCTCCGGTCCCGGAAATTCGAGCGCGCGGTGATCCAGCTGCCGCATGACGGCACCAACGCCAACGCCATCACCGGCAAGCGCTATGTCGATCATTGGCGCGAGGCTGGCTTCGACTGCCCCGAGCCGATCCCCAACCAGGGCGCCGGCGCGGCCATGATGCGCGTGGAGGCGACCAGGCGCGTCTTCCCGTTCTGCTGGTTCTCCGAGACGCCGGCCGTCGAGGGCGGCCTCAATGCGCTCGGGTACTATCACGAGAAGAAGGACGAAACCCGCAATATCGGTCTTGGGCCCGACCACGACTGGAGCTCGCACGCCGCGGACAGCTTTGGCCTCATGGCGATCTGCTACGAGGCGCCGTATGCGCCGACGGCTCACGTGCCCTATTCGCGATTGCGCTCGCGCGGCGGCGGCTCGTGGCAGAGCGTGTAATTTCACGTGAAACGAAATTCATTTCCGCGCCGGTGTTACCATCGATCCCTATCATTGGGATTTGCTGAATGTTGAACGACGCGGACGGCTACGGCGGCGGCAGCGACAAGGCAGCGGAAACGCCCTCGGACGCCGACGCGCTGTTCTC